CAGTTACACCAAGACGCGCAGCGCCTTTACGTGCAGCAGCACCAGTTGCTGCATCAGTAGTTCGCATCATGCTTCCTTGATTAAACTTGGCTGCGTTAGCAGCGCCAGCCTTAACAGGCTTTACACTATTGCTTGCAATCCTTGCAGTCCTTCTTGAAGCGGCTTTTGCTAATCCTTGTTTTACTTTCTTTTGTGCAATTTTTTTTGCAGCAAAACGAGTTGCTGCTGCAACTGCTGCGCCTACGATTGGTGCTGGCATAATATTTTCCTAACCAAATTGTTCTTGCCACTGCTCTTGGTAGGCAGCGTCTAGGTTGATTGATTGACGTTTTGATAGTTGCGCCTTGGTAGCCCAACGGTTTTCTTTGTAGCGACTAGTAAATGAAGACGCTTGCATTAGTTCTTTTGCTCTAAGTACGGCAAACCATAAAGCCATAACGCAGTCGGTCTTGCCTTTAGTGTTTGGCTTCCATGTCATCAACTGTTGAAGTAAGGCTTTCATGCCCTCAGAACCTTCAGTAGATGGGAACTCTATTGAGTTGTTGTTTTGAAACTTGCCTTCACGCATTGTTCCAAAGAACGTAGACATAGATGCTACGCCCATATTTGTGTCCCATTTATTCTTACCAGTAAAGTGTGGCTTTAAGTCACAGCCATACTGAGCAAGCCAGTTGCGCAAATCATCATCTAGGGCATAGCCCTTCTGGTGTGCGTTAATCTCAACACGTAACTCATTAGGTCGGTGTGTAATAACCAACTCTTCAATTGTGTTTCTAATTTTTGCAGGTGTAGGCTCTGACATGTTTACACAGTCAAGCACATATATACGGCTATCAGCAGCGTTATAATTAATTACCACAAATGCCGAGTTACCAGTCATTGCTGGGTCAAAGCCAATAATGGTGTAGCCACTAACTCGGTCTGGATGTCCAGGCTTATTTGGGTCTAACGGACCACGCTTACGCATGCCATTAACGCAGCCTTGCACCAAAGGTGCTGAGAAGATTGCATCCTCAGTCACATCTTCTTGCTGGTAGACAAGCGCCCAAGTAGAGGCGGTAACTTCACCGCGTCTTTTATTAAGGGCTTCGCCGTTCCACTTGGGATATAAACCATCTTCATCTGGAGTATCTTCATCCCCGTCCCAAGGAATATCAGACCTACCCCAAAGAGTTACCCAGTTTTTAACTTTATCTTTATACTCAAGAACTGCTGGCATACCCATATAGGTAAATGGGCTTTTGCCGTTAGACCAGTACTTCGGGTCTCTTAACTCTTTATAGAAATCTGTGGGCGCGATTCGCGTTCCCACTATAAGCAGTTTACCATTCTTGCCCAGACGGGTAATAACTTCTTTTTGTAGCCAGTTAATCTGCTTCTCATACTCATGGGCGTTAGCCGTAGTGATGCAGTCGTCCAAAATAATCAGGTCAGCACGAGCACCGTAAATCTGACCACCCATACCTAGGGCTTGGATAGTCGGGTCTTTCTCAGATGAATCACGCGCATCGCCACCAAGGTAGACGGTATCTACACGCCAGGTGTCTGCGTCACCCTTCCAGCCGCCTTCAGGACCGAACGTATTCTGCATCTTGGCGTAACGAGGGTGGGACAACCGATTCTTAATTGAGTATACAAACTCGCGTGCTTTGTTTAACGTCTTGGAGACCACGATGATGCGGACGTTAGAGTTGATGGCGATACGGTAGGTCGAATAGTTCACCGTGACCACAGTGGACTTGGCATGCTCAGGAGGCACGTTTATTAATAGGCGAGTCTGGTCGCCTGGGTCATAGGTCATAGAAGGGTGGAGCCACGAAGGTTCGCGCCCCTCAATCAAGTCAATCCAGTCTTGGTGGTGGGGGAATACCTTCGACCCCAAAAACATCTCAGAGAACTGGGCAAATGTTATATCTTCCTTAGGGATACCAAGGGCTTTGATAGAGTTGCTCTTGGCATCCTCTTTGGCTTGCTCAAGCCTACGGGCAAAGTCTGCATCTCTGTATATCCAGATGCGGGCGGTATCGGGCTTCGAGCCCACCTTCTCCATCGCCTTTGCCAACGACATTCCCTCAGCCACGTGAAGGAGAACTTGCTCCTTGGCTTGCTTGGTCTTGGCAGTCTTGGGGTTAGTCGCCCCCTTTTCAAACGTCATCTAGCCCCCTAGTTATGGACAGTATTCACCTGCCTTGTAGCAGTTTAGTACAGTCTATAGTAACAGAGTGAAGAAGGCTCTAAAAAGACTTCTGAACTATTTTACTATCTACTATATATTAATCCGTTCAAATAGGTCAAACGAACACTTTCTATAGAACTATTTACAAAACTGCAGGTCAGACAGTACTGGAGTCCTACTGTACGGAAATATTTTTGGTAGAGATACAATACATACTCCGACCGTAAGTTAATAACTGTAGGGTCAAAGACTACAGATTACTACTACAAGACAGATACTGTACTGCGGAGTAGTCTGTCTGCGTAGATAGAGTCTGCCTAGGCACAGACCAGACCTGTGCCCCAGTATAATTTAAACCAGTATACTGTGGTTGCCTATCGCTATAGCATAGACTGCTAGTCTATCAAGCCCTTGAAAAGAGCAGGGCTTGACAGCCGTCTCAGCCTATGCTGGTCTGGATTCTGTAGTTAGAATCTCTCTAACACAGAAAGGTAATCATGAAAGTGATACACGACATTCAGTGCTCATGGTGCGGTGGCAGGGGAGTTACCGACTGCCTCACCTGCAATCATGAGTCTTGCGACAACTGCGGTGCAGGTGGATACTGCGACTGCAACACTATTCGCTTATGCCCAGACTGTAAGTTCGGTATGAATGCAGTGCCAGCAGTGCCATGTGCCGAGCACAAATGGCACAACATACCAAACAGTGAAAGTTCAGACATGTGCTGTAACTGCGGACTAGATATGGAGATACTATACAAATGAACGAATCAATAGGCATAACAGTCATGAATGACTGCTACGAATGCATGGTGATAGAGCGAGACAGGCAGGAAGGGTTCCTGCCTATGAAGTGCCAGACCTGCATAGATATGGCAGAAGCCAAAGCAGATAACGATGCTTGGAACCTGCACAATGACGATAGGTTAGGTGAGCCTGGCAACTGCCTAACCTACGATACCAGTGACGCTCCCTCGGCAAGCGAGTGGGTCGCGTCAGAAACCTATATCAAACCTACAAAGTGGAGAGCACAAATGATAGAAAGATGGGACGATAACCTCAAGTTAATAGAACTCGCTGTGAAGTTCATAGACACAGACGAACCAGTAACGCGTAGCGAGTTCTTACCACCAATCGCACAACTCATAGACGGCGGTGTCTATGAAGAATATTGGGAACTAGACGACCAGCGCCAACGCGCTAGGGAAATTCAATGTCACTGGTGCAATCTGCTTACCCCAAAAGCATTCAACGACTGCCAAGCATGTGACCAACCACTAGAATTGAATGTCAGATAGGCATTCAAAGCAGGCAAGCCCGTCGCCTTTGGCGGGCTTGCCAGCCAAGTAAGTAAACTAATCAACTAACTAAGGAGAGTAAGACAGATGAAGAACGAAGTAACTATCACAGGTACAATCAAGAACGTAAAGACATATACAAACGAGCGTGGAACATTGCTTACAGGCTGGTTTGACCAACGCGATATTAGTCGCACAACAGATGGAACTGCAGACCGACAGGTATATGTAGTTGGCATGAATGTAGTTGCGCTAGATGATTCCACTGTAAGTGAAATCCTAGGTGCAACCAAGGCAGGAACAGAAACCTCAATGCCAATCACAATCACAGGACGCATGGTCACTCGCTTTGACCGCCGTCCTAATGTGCCTCGTGAAAAGCAGTACGCACCAACACTTCAGTTGGAAGTACATGCAGTAGAGGTTAACGCTTAAATATCAGGTAGGTGGGTGGCAGAAATGTCACTCACCTATCTATTTTTTTTGGCGGGAACGCCGTAACCACTTCGGACACCTGCAAGTCCATTATAATTCTAGGAGAGATTATGTATCTATCAGCAGCAGAAGTGCTAGGTATTACTATAGCCCTAGCCTCATCTATATTCATCATGGTGCTAACTACCATTGCAAACTACAGATTGCAGCAGGATAATAAACTGCTACGCCTCAGACTAAAGACTAACCGCAGATATTGGGAGGCAAGGGTAAACCACAGATGATGAATCTAAAAACAGCAGTAGCAAACCTGCAAGTATCTACAGTTGCATTGCCATTTGCCCATGGTCTAGACCTATACGAGACTATGGTATTTGATGAGCGTGACATGGAAGTAGAACCATTTACCCGTAGGTATCAGACCTATGACTCTGCGGAAGCAGGTCATGAGGACACAGTAAACCAGATAGAATCTACCATGAGAGATGCACGACTATGACTCGACGACCATCAACAATAACAGCCAAGTGGTTCAGATTATATCAAGACGACAGAGTAACTATAGATGTAAATGAAAATGATAATATTCATTTCAAAGTCGTACTTGATAACAGACCTAAGTACTTCTACAATGAGACAGTACATTCTGATGTTGTCCGCTATCTAGCAGATGAAACAGGTGAGATGAAATATTGGGGAGCACTACTATGACACCGAATGAGACTATGAAGATACGAGCCAAGGCTGCAAGTTATGCACAAACATTTCTTGCCAACAAATACTATGATGAGTACAAGGAATTGTATGACGCATACCTAACCAATCGTGGTATCAGTGTGCGTAGAGGTAAAGTTATGGTAGATGAAAGGATAGTTACTAATGAGTGAGCCACGTGAAGAAGACGACATAGCACTAGACAAAGACCAAGAGTGTGAAGATTGTGGTTGCTTTATCTGGGAGTGCGTATGTAATGAACCAGACGAACCATTTGATGTAATATACGCAGACTAATCTAAGTTAGGAGCGCCATGTTTACAGCGGCGAAGAAGTACCAAGCAATCATAAGTGCAGGTATATTAATACTTGCTACCATGTTTGGCATACCAATCAAATCGTATGTCAAGTATGTAGACAAACAGATGGCAACAGACGAAGACTATGTTAAGCAGACTGTTGCACCTCACTACTGGACACCCTATATGTCGAAGACATATGCTCGTGGTTACATTGCACTTGAGTATCCACAATGGGGACGCAGTGAGTGGTCAGCCTTAAAGAAACTATGGGGTAAAGAATCAGCATGGAATCATAAGGCAGACAACCCTAAGTCCACAGCCTATGGTGTAGCCCAAGTATTAAAGACCAAGCCTGGAACGCCCGCCCCTCTCCAGATTGAGAAGGGGCTGGCGTATATCAAACACAGATATGACAAGCCTTCAATCGCATGGTCACACTGGAGAAAGCATGGTTGGTACTAATGAAATACATAGTGCAAGTAGAAATCTCAGTTCAAACAGATAACGATGACAATGCTTTGTTCTGGGTGCAAGATGCCATAAAAATGTATGGCGCAAGAATGTCTATCCACCGATGGATAGATACACGACTAGAAAGAGAGAGCAATAATGGAACAGACACTAACAATCAATGACCAACTCTGTGAGTTGGGTAGCCTAGTAAACAATGAAGAGAGAGCAGTCCAGCGTGTAGGTGCAAACCTTATTGATGGATTCTTTATGTCATTTACAGAATCAGATGTAGATATGGAAACAACAGCGTTAGTCCTCCACTATCTAACGGACATTCAAGTGCGTGACTTTGCACTTGGTATCTTGCCTAAGTACAAAAACACAGAAGCAGCACTCAAGTATCTAATTGATAAAGCACCAACAGATACAGAGTACATCAATGCACCTGCATCATTACTTGCTCAGTTGTATTACGAACAAGGCAATACAGCAGATGCATTCCTAATGCTAAGTAATGCACAGCCAAGTTACTCTCTTGCTAGATTACTTAGCCGTGTATTCCAAGTAAACTGGGACCCTAAATCATTTGCTCGTATGCGTGCTGAACTACACCCACAGGTAGTAAAGAATATCTTCGGAGATGAGGCTAACTAATCATGGGATTAGATATGTATTTATATCGTAAAGATACAGAGCAAGTAGCATATTGGCGTAAGGCTAATGCTATTCATGGTTGGATTATTGAAGAGACAGGAGCAGTAGATAACTGCGACCCTATTCATATAAGCAAACCATTACTTATCAGACTACGTGATACATGTGCTGAAGTTCTACGAGTACAGACAGCAGACTATGCTGAAGAACTACTGCCACCTAGTAGTGGATTCTTCTTTGGCAGTCAGGAAGTTGATGACTGGTACTGGGAAAACATTAAAGAGACAGTTGAAAGATTAAATGATATTATAGATAACAGTTCGGAAGACCAAGAGTTCGAGTACCACGCATCGTGGTAAACAACAACAGAAGGAGAGAACAATGCAACAAGTAACAGAAGAATACAATAACAAATCACTGGCTAAACTAAACAGACAGGCTTGGACTAGAGCAGGCGTTGCAGTCAACGCTGGCTCAGCATCAGAGGCTGCAAAGCAGGCTGGTCTTGACTGGAATGTAATGCTTGCAGATATGCAGGCATATGTTTCTAATCAAGTCAATGAGTTCGAGTCAGTAACAGATTACTATCCTGTCCCAAGAAAGCAGGCAGTAATCAAACTTGGCAAAGACAATACCAATGAAGTCATTGGTGTAGTCGGTGACAAGTATAAGATTGTGCAGAACATGGAAGTATTCAGCGCACTAGATACGCTGGTAGATTCAGGCGATGCACGATACACAGCAGCAGGTGAGTACAATAACGGTGCTAACATCTGGATGATTATGGAATTACCTATTGGTGTAAACGTAGCCAATGACCCACATGCTGCATTCCTGTTGGTGCAATCATCACATGATGGTTCATGTGCAGTACGCATTCGTCCTATTATTGAGCGTTTGTTCTGCTCTAATCAAATCAACAGATTAATTAAGGGCAAGAAGACAAACGACTTTACTTATGTCATGAAGCACACAACTAATTCAGAATTGTCTGTCCAAGACATTCGTAACATCACCCAACTTACATACCAAGCAATCGAAGAGTATGAAGTAACAGCAGATGGTTTGCTCAAGCGTGAGGTATCAGCAGCACAAGTACGCGATTACTTCAAACGTGTATGGGCGCTGCCTTCTACCGTAGAGGACAAGCCATACCACCTACTAACTCAAGGTGAGCGTAGACAACAGACTATTGCTATCACTGCACGCGACAAAGCGTGGCAGGTATACAATGAATCAGAAACACAAGCCAACATTAGAGGCACAGCCTTCGGTGCATGGCAAGCAGTGGTAGAATACGCAGACCATCATGCATCGGGCGGCTCCGAACGGCTCGCCGTTGCCGCCCTCAGTGGACGCAGTGATGGTATCAAGAACAAAGCACTAGAGTTAGTGCTTGCATAGTATTAGCATAGTGAACCAGCGTAAGGTGAAGTGAAGACCACCGAGATGCAGGTAGTTTATGCTAAAGCGCAGAACTTATGTCGTTACTCCTTATTTCTCCATAAGTTACACCTCACTGGGTTGCTCCGCCAGTGGCGCACACGGGGCACACACAAACAACGAGAGGGAAACATGAACACAATCACAATCAGCCGTGTCAATGAAGAATCTGGCACACCACATGATGTAACATATACAGAAGTCGAAGTTCTAAACTTCATTAAAAATGCTAAGGAAATCAATGCCGTACAAGAATCATACCAATCAATGGTCAAAGAACTCCGTAGTATTCGTAATGAAGTCCGTGACTTTTTCAGTGAAGGTGAATGGTCAGACGGTGAAACAACATGCAACAAAGGTGATGTCAATGCAATGCTCGAACGTATCGGCGCAACCAAACTTACAACCAAGTATCGTGGAAACTTTACCATCACTGGCACATTTGAAATAGATGTAGAAGATGAAGATGAAATTGAAGATACAATCACTGAGAATATTTCAGTTGAGTGCTATGCTGCAGATGTAGATGTAGATAGCATTGAGTTGCATGATATAGAAGAAGACAACTAATGTCTTCAGCCTATGTCCCATATAATGGGACTGCTGGCTGGTCAGGTACAGATACAAGTCGAAAGAGGGCTATGTATAACCTGCGTACTGGCAAGGAATATAACAACCAGCAAAAAGCGTTAGCACTATTAAAAGATAATCCTGCTGGATTAACTTGGAAAGAATTATCAGAAGCAGCAGGGGTACATCACGGCACTGCAAGTGGCGTGCTATCAGTACTACATAAGTCTGGTGCTATATTGCGTAGTGCAAATGTTCGTGACAAATGTACTATATATTATAGCCTGCAATATAGTGACAGTATTATTAATCAGGTATATAAAAAGAAACAAAAACTTTGCCCACATTGTGGCAACGACATCAACGCATAAGCCGTTCCTTATGCTATGATGGGACAACCAGTAGGGCGGTAGGTTTTTGGCTCTCTCCTTGTCCTACCCCCACTGGTATCTAATCAAAGGAGAAACATGGCAGAGTTAGAAATACCTAGAGATAGGTATGGCAGACCTATGGTAGTACCACCTAAGGGTGGTAAGCCAGTGGCATATACAAGAACAACAACAGTTGCTGGTTCATTAGATGATGGCACTGCACTTGTAGCATGGAAGTTACGTATGGCTGCAACTGGATTAACATTGCGCTCTGACTTATTGTTAGCAGCAGCAGCATCTCGTGAAGATAAATTAGAGATGGATAAATTAGTTGAAGATGCAATGGAAGCAGCGGGTGCTACCAAGCAGGCTACTATTGGAACAGCAATCCATTCTCTTACAGAAAAGTTAGACAGAGGTCAAGACCTTGGTCCTATCCCAGAAGATTATGTTGCAGACATACAAGCGTATGCTGATGCAACTAAAAACTTTACCAACATTCATATCGAACAGTTCTGTGTGCTAGATAAGTATAAGATTGCTGGCACACCAGACCGCATTGTCGAATACAAAGGCGAGAAGTTTATCTCTGACCTTAAAACAGGCAGCATTAGTTACCCAAACAAAATCGCTATGCAGTTAGCAGTGTATGCACACGGCTTGCCGTATGACCCTGCTACCGCAAGCCGTGGTAGTTGGGGTGACATCAACACAGAGAAAGGAATCATCGTGCATCTACCAGCAGGTAGTGGACAATGTACCTTACACTTTGTAGACTTAGTTCATGGCTGGAAAGGTATTGAACTAGCCATGAAAGTAAGAAAGCACCGCGAAAAGAAAAACATATCAACACCAATACAAGGAGAATAATGTCTCATTCAGAAGCACCAATTAGCATCACAGTTAAATCAGCAGCAGGTTCTCTAGTCACAGTTCGCGCTGCATCAGCAGAAGAACTTGACCAGACAATTGCAATGACACTTGCATCACTTGCATCTGCTACAGAAGAACTCGAAAAAGCAGTGCGTGGCACTGGTTTCAGCGCACCATCAGCAACTCCTATCTCACCAGCAGTTGGCTATGCAGCCAATGCGCTAGGCGGAACTGTTGTTGCTGAATCATTTACACCAGCAGCAGCACCAGCAGGTGCAGGACAACGCATGTGTCCACATGGTTCAATGACTCGTATCCATGGACTAACAGGTAAGTTCGGTCCTTACAAGGGTCACTTCTGTCCTGCTAAGCAGGGCGACCCAAGCAAGTGCGCAACTCAATATGTTAAGGCAGGCTCACCAGAGTTTGCTACATTCGTAGCCGACCAAACAAAGGCATAAATGAAAACACTACGCCGTAGCGTAGGCAAGGCAGAGGTTGGCGGAGAACCATTACCGCCACCTTTCCAAGCCTTCGCAAGAGAAGGAATGATATTACGGCGTGCAGAAGTAACTGTAATTGCAGGCACTCCAGGTGCAGGCAAGTCCAGTATCGCATTACATATCGCAGCAAGATTAAAACAACCAACATTATATTTCTCTGCGGATACTAATGCACATACAATGGCTATGCGATTACTCGCGCTTCGCGCACGCATTCCACAACAACAAGCAGAACTAATGCTTAAGACGCAACCAGATACAGCCGAGGCTATCTTGCGTGAGTATGGAAATATGTATTGGTCATTCGAACCAAGTCCTACTCTTCGTGATTTAGATGAGGAAGTATCTGCATTCGAAACTATATGGGGCAGAAGCCCTACTCTTATAGTGGTAGATAATCTTATGGACATTGCTATTGATGGACACGAAGAGTTTGCTGGTATGAGACAGGTCATGAAAGAGTTGAAGTATCTTGCAAGAGATACCAACGCAGCCGTATTAGTATTACACCATACGCAGGAAGGTGCACCTGGTTATCCGTGCCAACCACGCTCAGCGTTGCAAGGCAAGGTCGCGCAGATTCCTGCTATGGTGTTAACTGTAGGTCAGATGATGCAGGGGCAAGACGCATACTTATGTGTAGCCCCTGTCAAGAATAGGTATGGCAAGGCAGATGCAACTGGTAACACATACATATCGTTATCATTTGAGCCTGGCTCTATGTATCTAGAAGATGTAGTCCGCGACTATAGACAGGCAGAGATGACACCATGAGTAGCGCAGCCAAAGCCAAAGGCTCAGGAGCAGAACGAGATGTAGTTAAGTATCTAAAAGAGAACGGCTTCCAATATGCTGACAGGCGACTGGCTGGCGCAACACTAGACAAAGGTGATATATCAGGTATACCTGGAGTTACAATTGAAATCAAGAACCATGCTAAGATGGACTTAGCAGGGTGGACAGAAGAGTTGATAGTCGAGATGGCTAACGACAAGGCATGGACAGGCGTAGTGTGGCACAAGCGCAAGGGTAGGGGAAGTCCTGGCGATTGGTACTGCACTATGCCTGGCTATGTATGGCTAGACCTATTAAAGAGAGCCTTAAACAATGGAGAAACCAAGCATTGAAGAATACCTGCGCTACATAGGTGCAGACACACCAGCAATGGGTGCAGGTTGGCGTAAGATGAAGTGCTGCTTTCATCTTGATAGTCACGCAAGTGCAGCAGTAAACTACGATAAGAACGCCTTTGTCTGCCACGGTTGTGGAGTCAAAGGCGATGTCTATTCGTTAATCATGTATAAAGAAGGGGTTAACTTTCGTGAGGCTAAACAATTCGCAGAGACAGTTCTTACTGCAGGCAACACAGAGGTACGCAGCAGCAATAGAAAGCGCGAGCGCCTATCTGTCAAACCGTCATCTCTCGGTAGAAGAGGCAAAAGTCTTTCACTTGGGAGTGGTAGAAGACCCGCTTCCAGGGCATGAGCCGTATCTAGGAAGGCTTGCTATCCCATATATCACGCCATCAGGCGTAGTAGATATACGATTCCGTGACCTTACAGGTACACACGATGCTAAGTATATGGGATTAGTTGGTGCTGAAACTACTATGTTTAATACGCAAGCAGTCTTTGCTGCCGACAGTTACATATGTGTAACTGAAGGTGAGTTCGATTGCATTATGATGGGTACTAAAACACAGCACCCAACAGTTGGTATTCCAGGAGCAAACAACTGGAAAAAACACTATGCTAAAATCTTAGATGACTTTGAAACAGTCATTGTTCTAGCCGATGGCGATGCCCCTGGCTTAGAGTTTGGTAAGAAGATTAGCCGTGAACTAGGTAATGTTAATATCATCAGCATGCCAGACGGTGAAGATGTAAACTCTATGATGATAAAGAAAGGGAGTGAGTGGATTGACGAACGAATCCGAGAATGCATTGCCAATGGATGACAGTTTCTGGGAGCATGCTGACCATTTAGATTTTGATATGATTATACAATTGTCTGAGCAGAAGCATCTTAATATTCTTCATGCTTTGCATGATGTATACCTAGCCATAGATGAAGACCCAGACGAAGCCAAGTTCCTTGTCACTGGTATAGCAGCCCTTATGCTGTCATCCAAGTATGGCAAGACAGATGATGTATACAATGAAATAGTAGTACAGATAGCCAAGAAAGACATGGACATAGAACTAAGGGAGTTACTCAATGAAGGATAGCGAAGATGCAGCGCAGATTATGCGCGAATTATTTGTAGTTCTAACTAAGAAGCATGAGGACTACGGTCCAATGAATATAGCAGGAGCGCCTGGCGGTCCTATGAACGGACTGCGAGTCCGCATGTATGACAAGATGGCTAGACTTAACAACCTAGTAGACAGCGGCGACACGCCGAACTATGAATCCATTGAAGATACACTGATTGACCTAGCAAACTATGCCATAATTGGTTTACTTGTTCAGCGCAATCAGTGGGCTGGCATTCCAAATGGAGAACCATATGAAGAGAGTCGTCGTCCTCAGTGACTTACAGATTCCATATCAAGATAACAAAGCAGTAGATGCAACCATAGACTTCATTGCCGACTACAAGCCAGACGAACTATGGTGTGTAGGTGATGAACTAGATGCACCAGAACCTAGCCGTTGGAACAAAGGTATGGCTGGTGAATATGCAGGTACACTACAGCAAGGCATTGATACAACAAAAGAAATTATAAGTGAATACAGAAAAGCATTAGGCAAAAAACCTTTTTATATTCAAAGGTCTAATCACACAGACCGCATTGACACTTACATTCGTAAGTATGCCCCAGCGTTCAGCAGTCTCAAGTCACTAGAGATTGAAGAACTACTGGGGTATAATTCTTTAGGCGTGACATACCTACACAGGATGCACGAGTTACTACCTGGTTGGGTAATGGCACACGGAGACGAAGGCAAGTTGTCTCAGACTCCTGGAAGTACAGCCTTGTCATTAGCCAAACGTCTAGGCAAGTCAGTAGTCTGTGGGCACACGCATCGCGTGGGTTTGCAACATGAAACAGTTGGCTTCTATGGCAAGACAAACACTCTCTTCGGTCTCGAAGTGGGGCATATGATGGACATCAAGCAGGCGGATTACCTATCGGCAGGCACTGCCAACTGGCAGCAAGGCATTGGAATCCTAATAGAAAACAACAAGAAGGTTATTCCATACGCAGTACCTATTATTAATGGCGAGGTACACCTTCCATAATGAATTACATTTCAGAGTATAATGATTTAGTTCAGCAGTTAGCGTCAGAATATGCACGCAAATACAGCATGCTTGAACTAGATGACATTGGTCAAGAGTTATGGGTCTGGTTCGTATCTCATCCACGTAAGTACAAAGAGTGGTCAGAGTTAGAACAGAAAGACAAAGACAAACTCATTGCCAAGTCACTAAGGAACGCAGCCCTTAAGTTCTGCGAACGAGAAAAGGCAAGGAAAGTTGGGTACGATTCGTCCGATTTGTATTACTATGATGTGTCTGTAGTAGAGGCTTTTCTTCCATCAATCATTGCTGGAACCTATGCAATTCCTACAAGCATTCAAGATTTAAATTCAAAGTTTGGTACTGGTAATGCTGCAGAAGGCAACAACTGGCTTTCATTACGGAGCGACATTGCATTAGCGTTCGATAAACTATCAGATGCTAAGCAGAATATTTTACGACTTCGCTTTAGTATTGATTCACCAGACTGGTCGCTGTTAGCCAAGGACATGGACAGCACGCCAGATGGCGCACGCATGAAAGTGCAACGCGCTATTAACTCATTGGTTAAAAACCTAGGTGGTTGGCGACCATACAATGAGCCAGATAGTATTCAATCAGAAGCAGAGGAAGAACAGAATGTCAGTGATTGAAACATATTTAGAATGGTTGACAATCCATGAATCAGAAGCAGGTGAATGACCTAAGAGGCGAACCAACATTCGCCTGCATATGTGGTTGCGCAATGTTCCGCATCAATGTAATGTGGGACCAAGAAACCAGAGCAGTTGGCTGGTATGATTTAGCACAGGAATGTGTAGAGTGCGGTACGATAACAACCGCACCTACTGAAATAGATGGGTGTGAGTAATGCCGTTGTACGATTTCAAATGCGGTACTTGTAGTGAGGTTATAGAAACAAATGAAAACATACCACCAGTTTGTGGAACGTGTAGTGGAACTATGCAACGCATCTGGTCTTCTCCAGCAATTAAGTTTAATGCACCAGGCTTCTATTCAACAGGAGGATAATGTATACATTCGGCGAAGAAGCAAACTGCAACGGTATAGATACAGAGTTGTTTTTCACAGACGAAAGCAAGACGTACAAAGAACTACCTTTATTAAAAAGAGTATGCGGTAATTGCACAGTCCAAGCCGAGTGTCTTGACTATGCCCTGCACCATGCGGTGCTAGGTTGGTGGGGTGGGACATCAGAAAAAACCCGCAGAGCGTTACAACAAAAACTTAATATCAGTCCAGAGCCAGTACTAATTACAGAAAAGTGGATAGCATAATGGTATTAGAAATTGCACTAGGAGCATTCCTAGGTCTAGTTATATTTGATGCGGTCAAAGACTTATCAGAGTTTCTTTCTTGTAAGTATCGAGCCTATCAATCACGCAAGCAAGTAGAAAGATACCTTGAAAGTCTAGACGACGAGCCACCCTATGACTATAAGTTGCCTACTCCTAAGCGTAAACCAGCAGTCAAGAAGGCAGTAGGCAAGAAAAAGCCAGTCAGAAAGCGTAAGTAAAAACAAAAAAGACCCCCGTCAGGTAGGTTAATGTACCTGAACGGGGGCTTTCGTGTCTCTACGGGGCTTCTATGCCCCTAAAATGGCTATGCTTTGCGTCCGAACTGAGGCGCAGATTTGTCCAACGCCTTAAGAATAGGACCTACAAGACCTGCAGCAAAGGCAGATGCCAATACCTTAGGGTCATGCTGACCCGCAGTGTATAGAGCAACCACAGATGCAGCAGCAGCACGCAGATATGACAATCCGATTTGCTTTACTTTTTCTTTGTCGAACATGTGTCCTCCTTAGGACTTAAATACGGGCTTGCCAAAGCCCACGATAAATACTGGCAGTGACTTCTTTAATGTAGCGCCATTCTTCTTCTTGTATGCACGCTTTTTGAGGCAGACTTCTCCACCATTGCGCTGGTCGCCCTTCTTATCTGGGCTGGTATTACCTTCGATACAAGTTATAGTTCCGTCTCCGTTGTCTCTAACCACGATTCCAACATGGCTAATGCGGTCAATACCATCGTTGGGAAAATCAAAGAAAACAATATCCCCAGGTAGTGGAGTCGCTTCATCTACTTTTTCCCAAGCACCTTTTTTAATGAACGCTTGCGCTCCCGCCAACGTGCTGACCACATTAGGAATCTTAAGTCCCACTTCATTTGCACACCAATTCACAAACGAGCCACACCAAGGTAGGAAGTTAGCCTTAGTGAATGCTCCGTACTTTGTCTCGTTATCTTTTGGACCTTCAATGACACCGACTTCCGCACGTGCCACCTTAATAAAGTCATTACGTTGACCCATTAGTTACTCGCTTTCTTATCTACCTTAGCAAAGGCAGCGTTGATTTCTTCTGTAGTTAGGCTTCCATCTGCTAGGTAGAATCTTGCTAATGCCTCAACTACTCGTGCTGCGCCAAGCGCACCAGCGAGAACTGCTGCTTGCCATACTTCAATACCTACCAAAGAACCAGCGCCGATTACGCCGAGAGACTCGGCAGCAATGACAGCAAGTATGCGCATCATTACATTCTTAAATGTATCCATTATTCATCGTCCTTTAGATTGCGTAGATTAAGTGTGACTGTCCAGATGACTAGACAAATCACGATTGCATAACCAACAACTGTCTTGGCAGAACCTTCAAGGACTACCCAAGCGACGAACATTCCAAGGAGTGTCCATAGTTGATTGGCAATATCTGATAGTAGTTTTTTCATTATGGCTTTCTCCTATATGCTGCAGTCGCAGCAGCGCCTGCTGCTGCCTGTGTTGCTATACCACCTGCGATAATTGCAGATACGACTACGTCTTCTGCAGTCTCTCTTACTTCTGGTGGAAGGTCCGCCCCTACATTTCCGATGGCTGCAAGTGCAGCACCTGGGTCTGTAAATAATTCTTGCAGCAATGCTGCTGGGTCTTGCAATAAAGCCACGGCGATTGCAACTTCTGCCGTTACTACTACCCCATTATCCAAAGTTACTGGTGTCTCAGGTGCTAAACTTTCTAGGTCTACGCTACCTACACTTGGGGGTTCATATGAAGTATCAATCGGAGATGCTGGCTCAGGTTCTACGGGTTGCTCTGTCTCGGTCACAAGAACTTCTTCAGTCTCTTCCTGAGAATCATCCTCAATTGGAATATCCTGTTCAATCTCTTCATCAACAGGTTGCTCAGGTTCTTCGACAGGCAACTGCTCTTCAACAATTTCTGGCTCTTCCACAATTTCAAGAGACTCTTCCACCACAACGGGCTCTTCTTCAACAACAGGTTCCTCTTCAACCACAGGCTCAGGTTCAACCACAGGTTCAGGCTCTGGAAGAGGCTGGGCAACAGGTTCAGGGACTGGTTGAGGCTGAGGCTCAGGTTGAGGTGCTGGCTGCGGAGCAGGTGCAGGAGTTGGTTCAGGTTCAGTTACCACAGGATGAGTGGGTACACTGGGTACAGATGGAGAAGGAGTAGGTTCAGATGGAACTGTATTTACTGATTGCGTTTCTACTGTTGGTGTCTCTACTGGCACTACAGGGGTTACTGTTTCGACAGTGGCGGTCTGCGTTTCGTGAGCGTCATGAGCAGGTGCTGTTGTTGTGTCAGGAAGTGGTGCGGTTGCAGTCGGAGAATCAACGACTGCAGTTGGAGAATCAACGACTGAAGGCGAAGGAGACGGAGATGGTTCGGGTTCGGCTTCAGGAGTTGGGCTAGGTGATGGAGTTGGTTCAGGGGTTGGTGTTGGGCTTGGCGTTGGTTCTGGTAATACGCCGTTATAATAACCCAAGGTAGTATCACTAAGATTATCACTAATGTAAGTTGTGAATCCTTGTGCGTATCCGCCTTCACAGAACAACCTAGGAATATATCCTCTGCCATTAAAGAACTGAGCACTGTTGTCCCATCCGATTTGAAAGGACTGTTGAGTTTCGTCTTGCCTAGCACACACAACAGTAGCGTTAGCCTGTGCTGCTTGTGAAACAGGACTCCAAAAGAATGAAGTGCCTAATACAATAAAAAATACTGCGTACTTACTTAGTCTTACTCTCGCAGAGTAGGATGTAAATCTGGTCAACGCGTTGTTCAACTCGGTCCAATCGTTCGGTGTTGATATTAACTGCGTCCCTCATACTGCTACCTGAATTTGGTTTTAACTCACTCAGATAGTGTTTAACTAACCAGCGGACGGCGGCAGAAAAGCCGCCTAGTAAAGTCATTATGGCTACAGCAAAGCCAGCCCATTCTGTGGGTGTCATTATACTGTCCTCACCACAATCGTTAAGATTCCACCATAACCATTGAACTTATCTGGTGGGGTTGTTCTCTTAAATGAAATGCCTTCGATTTGTACTTGGCGTAGTTCTTGTGTATTTAAATCCTGCCACAATACTACGTCTCCGCTTTCTTCAATTGCTTCTAACTGCAGCAGGCGCTCATGCGCTCTACCTTTATAGCCAGTAGTCACACCATTGCGGTCTGTCTCTGTGTCAAAGCAATAAACAGGGAACTGAATGATTCGCTGACGTGGCGTAGCAATAGTAGCCTTAGCCTGATAGCCTTTGAATATGGGACCAGTTGAAGTTGTAGTTGCATCACGCACAAACAAAAACTTGTAGGCAATATATTCACGGGCAGTAGATGGCTGGTTAGTTCCTACCTCAACCTCTGGTACTTGTGAGTCGTATGTAATGTGGTCATACTCTGTGCCATCAATATCAATAGTAAGCAAACCTAGTGACCCTTTAGAGAAATCACCGCGCCCGATAAGGCGCTTAAAGTTCTTAGGTTCTAGTGTTCCATAACGGATATTACCTGTAGTTAGGTAGCCAGTTGGACGCAAGACAGTTGCTGATTCAAGATAGATAGCACCATCAGTTGTCTCATGCGCTGTGCAGAAAGCAAGACGATTAGTTGTTCCTATAAATGCAACACCAGTTGTGTAATGCTCTGCAGTTTGAGTTACCTGCAAATCATTTGCATATGCCATGCGTAATGTACTAAGTTCATTATCTAAATCAACACGAATAAGACCAGCATCTAGTGTGCCAATGCCTGAGGCTGCCCATACAAATCGGTCACGAGCAGCAAAGTCATAGACTGGCTGGCTTGTTTCTACGATAAGTGGACCATAATCTAACGACCCATCTTGGTCGTTGACTAGCGCAACGCGCATACCCTTGCTTGTGCCAATGCACATATATCCTAAATAGTAATATATCTTTTCAATTATTTCACCTGCTGGTAATTCAGCAGCAACTATGGCTGATGTGAGTGTCGGCATGACACCAGAGGTATTTAGTGTATACTTCTGTATAGTAGAATAGATACCAGAATGTCCCGCCGTGTAAATGGCGGGTCCTGAAGCAGCGACAGATGTGTAGTGATAGTTAGTATTAGGATTTATATATACAGGAGTTGGCAGTGATGTAGCAGTTGTTGCTAATTCATAAACCCTATTATTAACACACAATATGATGCGGTCTTTAATAAACTCCATAGTGGCATATTGAATTTCAATGTCACCACTTTGAAACATCTGTGTAACATCACCTGTTGCGGATGGGTTAGATGAACCAGTAGTTGAGTCACCACTTAATGGCTTCTTAAACATAGTAAGGCGTTGGTTTCCGCCTGATGTTTTATTAGTTACCCAGTAAGCATTGACTCCGTCATCACAAATAGCGTGTACTTTGCGGTCAGTGCCAGAAATGTAATCAATAAAGTGGGTTACAGTTCCGTTAGCAGAAATCTTGTCTACGTCAAACTCATCATGTAGTAAAACACCATCTGTGCTGCTCCATTGAATTGACCGAACATGTTGGTTAACATGTTGATGGTCTGTACCTACAATTGGACCAGTAGTTTGATGTGTATTAACTACATCTTTAAGTAAAGTTACTTGTCCCTTAGTCCAAACATCTACACCTTGACTGTCGGCAAAACGATACTGTCCTGCTTCATCATTAGTGGCAGGGTCAAAAAACTTAATGCCAGTGCCACCATGAAAAGACATTTGTGAGCGTAGCCACCAACCAGTAAGCGACTGCTCACCAGGCTCATTGCCATTATCAAACTGGTCTTTACGAAATGGTGCAGTCTGGCGAGTAGCCTCATCTTTATCTGAGATTGCAGATATAAACGGCATACCACCAACGGCTGTATCGTAAGAGATATTAGTGTTCTGCCAGACAGCATCTGTAGAAACAATACCAATGTCAGTTGTTAAGTCGTAAACTCCACCACCGTCTGTTATGTCGCGACCAGCCACGTTACTCCTTAAATAGAAAAATTAATGGGCAGTTTCCGTCCATACCCAGGGAACTTATTACTTAGATAGTGCAGCGATTTCGTCAGCAGTCAAACCAAGTGCCGCTAACTTTGCTTCGGCTGATGCCTTAGCCTCTGCCGCAGCCTGTGCTGCTGCATCTTCTTCTGCCTTGCGAGCAGCGTATGCTGCTGCGTCGGCTTCGCGCTGTGCAATCTCTTCTGCTGTTAGAGGGCGTTCAATAACTTCCCCTGTTTCGCAGTTAACTTCGATTGCTGTCAGTGTATCTGTCATTGTATTGCTCCTTCGTTATTGTTTGACTATGCCGTATAAATAGGCAGTTGAGTTTTGAACAAAATTAGTACCTGAGCCTGAATACTCTGAAATAGTAATACTAGTAATTGCTGCTGTATTAGACCATAATCCAGTATAAATTGCTGCATAACTTGTTGTAGCATTATTTTCGGTAACAGAATCAGATGAAAAAGATTTGTTATTAGAGCCAGCATAGTTTGGTATATAAGTTTCAAAGTTGTTAAAAGTGCTTGCTGTATAAGTGCTAGATTGAGCAAAAGCAATACGAGCAAATGTTTCGGATGAACCACCATAAGTTCCCACCGACGCGCCATCACCAAGCAAAAGTTTTCGTGAATAACCACTACTTGAACCGTTGAATCTTATTCCTATCTGACTGCCATCGGCGCTTCCATTTTGTCTAGTTGATAGTTTTAAGACCAAATCTGTGTAAGTGCTAGGGATGCTTGTAAAATCAATCGTGTTTGCGCCACCTACTCCAACGGTTACTGCGCTAATAAGTGTCATTGTATTTGGCATAGTTGCTCCTTAAGCAGCAGTGATTCCGTATAGTGTAAAGGTAGAGCCAGCAGAAAATGGGTCCCCAAGGCTAAATGCTCTAATTTGATTAATTGCTGAAGTGCTATTCCAAATACCTGCTACCATAACAGGTGCACCTGCAGGGTCATTATATCTATTAAGCATAGTCTTTTTTGTAGTTGTACTTGAATAACTTTGCAAACTCATATTCCACATCATTTGTATATTAGATGTTCCTGAATAGCCTGCATAAATTCCATTGTCGTTAGTACCGTTTGTTGATAAAGCGCTTGTACCATTACCATACGTATAAGTATAAGAGTAATTTGAGCCTGTGTCTATTGACCCATTACCAACTCGAATTTTTAGTGAGTTATTAGCAGGTAATCCAAAATTTGCAACAAGAATTAAATCGGTATAAGTGCTAGGAATTGAAGTAAAGGTTTGAGATGCTGATGTACCATCGGCGGTAATCGTTGCAATAGTTGAGTATGTGTTTCCTGCTGGCATTTGTTACCCCTTAATTCCGTATAGTGCGAACGACCCTGAAGTAAAGTTTCCACCTAATTCAGTTGATAATGTAATAGAAGAAATTGCATCTGCGCTATTCATCCAAACACCAGAAGACAAAGTTGTTGCGCCATACACGGTCCCAGATAAAGCAGCAGTTGGATGAACTCCAGCCAAGGTTCTTATGGTTTTATTTTTATTGGCAGAAGTGTAGTCAAGAATGTCGCTTACAAATATTCCTGACGTGTCTGTTCCTGCAATACTTGTACCAATCTGACCAATAAGCATATACGAAGATGGGGTTCCAGGTGTAAATGAGTAAGGACTACCACCATCGCCACCTAGTTGGTGGGTTGCGTAGTTATTACCCGAATCGGAATTTAAGCGTATACGTACTTGCTCAACCGAATAATTAGTTCGATTTGTTCTGCCTATTGCTCTAATTTGTAGATGCTTATAAGTGGATGGAATAGAACTAAATGTAACGGTTGATTGACTTCCTGTAAGTGTTACAGTAGAAATAGAATCATACGCAGTAGGCGAATAGACTGCACTCTGGTCCCAGACCTTGCTTCGCTTAACGCCAGTAGAGATACTGGCTGTTCGTAGACTTCGGATTCCCATAGTGTGTCCTAACTCTTGCTAATTCCATAAAGGAATGCTGATGAATTTGCGACCCATTCGCCGCCTTGACCAGTGTCAAATGAAATTGTTGTAATAGCAGATGTTACGTTTGAGGTTCCACACCCCATAGCAAAGTATTGGTCTCCAAAACTTTCAATTGAAACGCTCTTATAACTGCTGCTTGTATAGTTAGGTATATAAATAGTATTGCTGGAAAATGTATTTGCCACCCCATTGGCAGCAGGTACGTCATAAGTAGTTATGTTTACCCCGCCACCAAGATAATCGCCGAAATGGTTTCTATCACTATAACCGCTAGAAGCGCCATTAAATGTCATTTGAAGAACGCGTCTATCATATGCGTTACTTCTCCTTAATGAAAGGTCAATGCGCAAATCGGTGTATGTTGATGGAATAGAGGAAAAAGTTATTGTTGACGCATTACCGCTAAGTACAACCTGACCAATGCATTCATATTTTTTTGGCATATTATCCCCTAGAGTATTCCGTAAAGAGTAAAGGTTGAACCAGAAGAGTAATTTCCAGTATTAAGAAAACAAGTTACGGAAGTAATTGCAGATGCTGAGCGGTAAAGACCAGCACCTTCAAAAATTTCCTGTACCGCTCCATTAGCGTTAGCGCTAAGATTTACTCTAGAAATTGTTGTTTTATGATTTGTAGTACTAGAATAGTTTTGAATATGAGTAATAATATTTGAGTTACCCATAAAAGAACTTGTTCCGTGTAAAATAAATGTTGCATTAGATTGTCTTCCAACAGTCATTGCGTTATAATAGTATTGATAAGTAGTGCTATAATTACTTCCAGTATCAGCATTAAGCCTTAGATTTGAATAAGCATACGTTGCAGTCGGGTCTCCTGGCAGTGACTGCACCAATACTAAATCTTTGTAGGTATTAGGAATACTTGAAAAAGTAACTGTTCCAGTAGACGTTCCACTAACTGTGTTAGTTGCAATAGGTTCATATGTTGAAGTAGGCATTATGATGTTCCCTTAATTCCGTAAATTGCAAAAGTTGAGTTGGCGCCAAAAGAACCATATAGACCGACTTCAGTAATAGCACCCGTTTGATAAAAACTTCCTACGTGAAAACCAGTATTGCCAGAACCGTTTCTATCAGTTCCCCACAAGGCACGAATGTTTTTGTTTTTAGCGGCACTAGTATAATCAACATAGTCAATTATTGATGAGAGTATACCGTCACCTTCTATTAAAGAAGTATAGGTATACCCAGCCTCTCCAGCGCCAAAATTCATACTTGAACCAGTTGAACCATTTGTATATGTTCCCCTGGAAGTGTAATTTGCTGCTGTTGTATTACCATTAATTCTTGTAATAAGCCACCAGGCTCCAGTGCCATTCATAGTTGCTCGAACTTGAAGATGCTTATATGTTTGGGGAATACTTGAAAAAAGTACTGTATTTGTAGATGAACTTAAAGTAGTTCTTGTTATAAGTTCATAGTCAGAACTAGATACTGCGCTGGTTCCATCCCATAGGTCTTGAAACTTTGGCAATCCTTGTGCCAAAGTAGATGTCTTAAATCTACTGATTGCCATTGTATCCTCCTATTAAGAAATTTCTGAGCCGTATGCGTGGAATGAAAGTGTTGCAGATGAAGCGTAGACTGTTACTACGTCAGTTGTTGCAAGTGTCAATCCAAGTGTAATTGCTGTTGTATCGTTTGCTGCAAGTGCTACGTCATAAGCAACATAGTGAACTGCTGCTAGGGTTGCTCCTGCTGGGCGTACTGCAATACGGAATGAAGCAGCAGATGCTGCCTGATTACATACTGTAATAGTTGATACTACGGTTGATGTTGCAGATGGTACTGTGTATAGAGTTGTTGCGGTTGTAGCACTTGGGTTGGACTGCGCTAGCACCTTGTATGTTGTTGGCATTTATTTCTCCTAGTTACATTCCACCCAGTAAGAATACTGTTGGTGTTGGGTCGGTTGTGATTGTTGCCCACGAAGCGGATGTTCCGTTTGTGGTTAGATATTTACCAGAGTTACCTGTCTGGCTAGGTAGAGCATCTACAGTTGCCCAAGAAGTAGCACTACCATTGGTAGTCAGGTACTTTCCTGAGTTGCTTGTTTGAGATGGAACTACATATACAGATGCTGTATCAAGTGCTACTGAAACAGTACCGCTTGTTCCTCCACCTGTTAATCCTGTTGAAGCCGTAACTCCTAAAATATCTGCTGCGTGGTTATCGGCATTTGTTCTTGCTTTTGACATTATGCTCCCATCATCATGAAGATGTCAGATAGTGCTGCTCCGCCAGAAGCGGCAGGTGCAGCCCATTTAACACCTGTAGTTTGAGTTGAATCTGCGGTAAGTACGTATGTGTCAGTTCCTACAGCAAGTCGTCCCACAGTGTTATCTGCCGTTGCAACCATTAAGTCACCCTTGGCATCTACAAGTGTTGTTGTAAGAGCATTAGCAACGCTGTATGGAGTCCATGAAAGAACTTCTACAACGTCGCTTGCAGCCAAGGCTGGCGACAATCCAGTGATTGATGTTCCAGTTGATGCTGTGTAGTCTTGTCCACGAACAAGAAGTACGCCGTTAAGGTATACCTGCTCATAACCAACTGTGTATGCAAGGCTTACAGATGAGTCATCTGCTCCATTAAGAGTTGTTTCTCCACCAGCAACTGTCTTGCGCCAGCGTGTTGATGTGGCTGCTGATGTAATATTTTCCCATGCAGATGTAGTAGCGTCCCATACTTGCATAGCCCCAGTTGTAGTGTTCCAGTAAAGAGCACCAGCAACTAAAGCGTTTCCATCGTTATCTACTGACGGAGCGCTTGACTTAGCGCCAAGGTAGCGGTCATCAAATGAGTCATATGAAGCGGCTGCAGCAGCAGCAGCAGCGGATGCGGTAGCAGCATCTGCAGCAACTGTTGAGGCGTAAGAATCTACATAAGCCTTAGTTGCAGCATGCAAGTTAGAACTTGGTGCTCCAGACAGGGTTAATGGACCCGTCATTGTTGAGCCAGCCTTTAACACTACTGTGTCTGAGAAGTTTGCTGTATCAGCCAATGCTGCAGCAATCTCATTAAGAGTATCTAAAGTAGATGGTGCTCCATCAATAAGGTTAGCGATAGATGTATCTACGTAAGCCTTAGTAGAAGCGTCTGCGTTACTTGTAGGCGTAGCAAGGTTTGTAATCTTCTGGCTATTCATTGAGAATGAACCAGTAGGTGCAGCAAGGTCAGTTACCTTAGAGGTGCGAACCTGTGTGTCAAAGTCTGAAATTGTTGATGCTGTCTGTGTTCCAGTGTGATTAGCGCGAGCCAATGGGTCTGTAGCCAATTTGGTAAGGTCAATTGCTGCGCCCGATGCAATGTCAGCATTTACGATGGTTGAGTTAGCAATCATTGCTGATGTAACAGTACCTGTATCAGCCTGTGTTACTGCTGTTCCAGTTACCTTAGTTGGTGCAATTGAACCAGCAAGCATTGTGTTTGTAACTGTACCTGTATCGGCAGCAGTAATTGCTGTTCCTGAAATCTTTGTAGCAGCAATTGCTGCGGATGCATTAATATCAGCATTGACAATTGTACCATCTAGAATCTTAGCAGATGTTACTGCTCCGTCTGCTAAGTCACCAGCAACAATAGTAGCATCTGCAATTTTAGCAGAAGTAATGGCGCTATCAACAATCTTTGCTGTAGTAATTGATAGGTCATCAATTTTGACTGTGCCTACAGCACCATCGGCAATCTTACCACTTGTGATAGCAGAGTCTGCAATATCACCAGAAGCAATTGTAAGGTCAGCAATCTTTGCAGATGTAATAGCACTGTCAGCAATCTTAGCGGTTGTGACGTTAGCATCTGTAATCTTGGCTGTTGTTACTGCATTGTTTTGCAACATAGCCGTAGTGATTACGTTTGTTTCTGTATCTAAAACTATGTTAGCAAGGGTAATACCGTGTGCTGTGGTTGTATTCTCAATGTGAGTATTGGCTTCGCGGTAGTCGCGACCAATAGCCATATGGCGAACCTCTGCACCAGCAGAGTGAGCCTGTGCAGATGACCCATCAATGTTTCTTGCGATTGATAGAATGTTTCCAGATACTGGATTACCATCAGCCTTATATATATCTACAATTTCTTCAAGGGCTGTATCTGGGTCAATAACAACCGTGAAGGTTTCTCCAGCAGCAATCGTTACTCCACCAAGCAAGGCTGTAGCAGATACGACTGTGATAGAACTACTACCAGAGTTAATAGAAGAAGCAAGCGTTGTCTTCTGCGAACGGGATGAGTATTTACGGGTTGTCATTCAGATTCCTATCGGCTGTAGCGAATGCGTGGGGGATATTGCTGTTGCTGTGCTTGAGTTTCTTCAGCCAAGCGTGTTGCATAGAGTTGATATAGTGCACGTGTTGCTGTGTTACCAGAACCATACTGACGCTTGCTGTCTAGTTCATCAGCCTGTGGGCTGGTTAAAGCATTGCGTGCAGGGTCTAGGAATGATAGCAATCGGTATGATGCTCCAAGCACAATTACATCTCTTACTGATTCGGGTAGCCCCGTCTGTGCTGCAAATGAATCTGTAGATGTTGTACTTAGATTTGCTGGTGATGTTGCATAACTAACATTAATCTTACGACCAGCATGGATGTATCTATCGTTAATAGTTACAGTCTGTGAACCAGAACCCCATGTGGTTGCATCTGGTGATGAATCAAATGTAAACTTATTAATAGGAATCCATCGCTTGCTAGAACCAATGTCCTGCCATGACATACGCAAAATGTTTTGGATGTTTAGATTTGTAAAAGCATATGTATCTACAACTGAGTTGTAGTTAAAGGATGTATTCTTTGCAGCAAAGATAGCCGAGCCAATGGCTCGAATAGTATCTTGAATAGCACGCTTAACAGATGAGCGCGGGAATGTAGGAGTAATAACTACTCGGTCTCCAGCATCATGTGTGGTAGCAGTAGTACCCATAAAGCCACGACCATATGGCGGAATAGTGGCAGTCTTAGAGATGCGGTCATACGCATCTACCCATAGCAACTCATCACCAATCTCAACAATGCCCGTACCAATTTCCTGAGCGTCAAGCGAAAAGGTTGTAGGTGCAGAAAGTGTAGATGTAGTTGTAGTTATATTTGTAGTCAAGTGTGTGGTGCGGTCTTGCTGCAGCGTATAGCCAGCAAGATTCATAATCACTTCATCTGCTAATACGTCCAATGTTGCTGTCATTATTTGCTAGCCCTTCTCGCAATAGCAGCAGCCTCAGCCTTTGCATTAGCAATCATTTTATTAATTTGCGCATCTGTCATGCCACGTGCTTTAGCCTTGGAAATTGCTCGCTTTTGTATTTCTTTAATTGCAGCAGCCCTACGCTCAGCAGTTGGTTGTAGCGCTCTAGCACGACCACCTGCTATTTGTGCTCGTGAAACATTTGGAGCCTTAGCGCCAGACTCACGAAGCAATTGTGCATATCTACGTAATTCTGCACGAGACATTGTGCCAATAGCAGATTGATTACGTGATTGAACTGGAACGCTTTCAGCACGAGCAGTAAGTCTAGATTCAATTGTTGGCTGTTCTGGACGAACTTCTGGAGTTTCTGTTTTTTCTTTTTTACCTCTACGTGCTGCTAGTTTAGCCTGACGTTGACGCTCTGCTGTATACTCTCTACGGCTAATACGCAACTGTGCTTCTTCGCGTTTGCGAATGCGTGGGTTAGCAGCAGGCTTGCTAATTGCAATAACACGACCACGAACTTTAGTTACACGCTGTGGTTCTGCTTTAGTTTTTGTTGCTGCTTTTTTTACAGGAGGTTTTGTATTAGTTTTAGCAGGAAACTTTTTCTCAATCATCTTGCCAGATTTAGTTTTAGGACCAACAAGTTGACGAACAGTTGTGTTACGTGGGGTATCGTCTGTATCGCGCAAACGTGGTCTCCTGTTAGGAGACGGCTTACGATATGTACCAAACGGAGCCTTAGCCCTTGGACCAGCAGCCTCTCTAGCCATAGCAGTTGCTACTTTTTTTGATACCCTTTTAGCGCCTTGCCCTGCAATAATTCTTGCTGCAGCCATTGCTGCTGCTCCTATTAATGGTGCTGGCATGTTACCACTTGACCTTATCTGCCCAGTATGCTGCGCTTAGTTTGCCCTTGGATATATTGCTTGCGTGTCGAGCCTTAAATGACTTGCGACGCGCTGCATATGAAGCAGACTCTCCAGCCTTTTTAGGTGAACCACTCACACCCTGCTGTCCAAAACGAATAGTCTTGACTACGTTGCCTTCCTTGGCAACGACAACATGGGACTTCTTAGGGTGGTTAGGGGTACGCTTTGGCTTGTTAAAGCCCGCTACCCCAGCCCTTGCTAGGCGAGAATCTTTTTTCTTCATCTGAACTTTGCCGTCTTCTTTGCTATAGATTTTGGTTGTCTTACAAACTGCTTGCCCTGCTTCATGCCAGCCCGTTTTGCAGCGGTTGTTTTAGCGTACTCAGAGGCTGATAAAGCCGCTCTAGCCTTCTTGGGAAGGTAACGCTCACCAGTAGCCTTTGGACCCTGTGTGCTGGGCTTGCCTGACTTCGTACCCCACTTCTCCTTTGTCCACTTGGACAAAGAAGATTGAGCCTTAGTCTTGCTACCTGAGTAGCCACCGCCCGCTTTTTTGTAAGCCTGTGCTAGCAACTGTGCTTTACGAGCAGACCACTGACCAGGCTTGCCGCCTTTAGAGCCAGCCATAATCTGGTTCTTAAGTCGCTCTCGCATGCCTGCTTTGGTGTATGCCATTAGAAGCCGCGCTTTCCTCGCTTAAGATATGCCATCTTTTCTGCAGGTGTCATGTTCTTTACGTCAAGCAATTGACGCTCTGTGACTGGCTTGCTTGGCTTCTTGGTTACTTTAGGCTTTGGCTTAGACATGGTAGTACGTTCAGCCATTCTTGCCACTGGTCCCTTGCCTGGTCTTTGAGGCATAGGAACTGGAGTACCAACTCTAGTTGCACGTGGCTTAGGTGCTGCTGCTTTCTTTTTTAATGGAGTCATATCCATTTTACGCTTTAATCCTCTAGCCCTTGCTGCTTTTACTTCTCGCATAGCGGCAGGATTAACGCCAGTCTTTGAATCAATTCTTTTAGTTTTGTTATCCATTACTTCTTCTTGCCCATCTTCTTAGATGCAGCCTTCTTAGCAGACTTTTTAACTGTCATCTTTTTACCAGTCTTCTTGGCATATTCTTTTGCAGCCTTCATACCTGCTGGTGTGTAATCAAACTTCTTGGCTCCGAACATTGGCATTATATTACTCCTACTTCTTTGAGTTTAGATACTGTTTTATTTTGGATTATTTCACTACTACCCATGGTATTAGCATCAAATGCTTTGCCCATGACATCAGAGGCACGACGTGCTTCCTGAATTTTTGCCATACTTGTTCCAGCAGGTTGAATACCTTGGGCACGTGCTTCACGATAAGCGTTTAACTCGCCGTCCCATTTCTTATTGCTGGTTTGTTTCTGTGAAGAAGCATCTCCTGGGTTCATTTGAAGTCCAAGTATCTTGCAACCAAAACAATCTTCAACATCTTCTGGATGTTTCTCTCTGTGTTTCATATTGTCTCCACTGTGTATCCTGCAGCCTCAAGGTCTGTCTTTTCCCCTAGGCTGACTTCATACGAATATCCTCCGATGTATGCAACGTCTGCATCTGCAACTTCCTCTGAGGAAGGGAATCGAATTTCGTAGTACTCTCCGTCTATCTTAAGTACTGTTACGCCACGCACGAGCCTATAGCGACTAAATAAACGCCCTTCAGCAGCAGGTCCTTCGCTGATTGTTGGTGTTGTAAATCTGTATGCCATGTAGCCTCCTAAGCCGTTTTATGGATAGGGCAGGAGTTTCCGCCTGCCCTACCAATCTAAATACTTAGATTATGCACGAACTGATGATGCTGTCTCGATGCGATATAGCGCTTCTTGACGGTAGATAGACCAGTTGATGATACCGTGCCAGCCGACTGGACGGAAACGGTTCAACTTATCTACAACGTTACCAAACTCAATGCCTGGTTCCTTCCATACTGCTTCAGCAAGTGCTTGCTGTCCGAGTACGTAAGTGTTGTAAACACGTGCAAGTGGAGTTACTGTAAGAGTGTTTGTTCCAACAGTACCTGAGTTAGCAACAGACACTGTAAGTGTTGTGTTTGTTGTGCCAACTGAAATTGCTGTAATCTTAGCACCAGTTCCTACGTTGGTTCCAGAGATTTTATCTCCGACCTCAGCAAGACCACCGAATGCGCCGTTTGCAACGACGATTGTGGATGCGCCTGAAGCACCGCTTACTGCAGGAGCAGTAGCAAGTGCTGTTAGGTCTCCACCTGAGATTGAGTTTGTCATGCGTGGTGTTTCGATAAAACGAACACCTTCCCATGCTCCGAGTTCACCAGCAAGAAGTGGACCAGCGTTCTGGTACTCGTGTGGTGTACGCCAGATGTTGTTACCTGTTTCTGTGCGTAGGTCGTGTGAAACTTCTGGGTGGATGTATGAAACATACATTCCGCCACGTGGAACAACGTTTGAAGCACGCAACTTTGTTACGGCGAAACGAACGTCGCGTCCCTTAAATGTATCTGATGCTACGACTGAAGTCTTAGCAGCAGTTGTTGAAAGTGCTCCGCCAGCCTCACGGATGACGTTTGTACCTGCATCAAGAATAGCAGCGACACCATTATCTAGTGTTGTTGCCATGTTGAATGCAACTGCGTTAGCAATCCATGGGTCAACATCTGCAAGTGACATAAGTGACAACTTGCGTGTTGGAAGAACTACGCGACCTAGTTCTGTCTGTGCGACATCTAGTGTTGTAGTTGCTGGTAGTGCTACTGCATCTGGGTCTACAGTCTCATCGAGTGTTGCACCTGCAATTGAGGTGTCAGCAATATCGTTGTGAAACTGGAAACGGATTGAAGAACCGTCGTGGGTTGGGCTTCCAATTTTCTTGTCCGCGATTGCGCGGAACTGTGGCACTGAACGAAGGTTGAGTTCAATCAACTTATCGTATGCCAAAGTTACAAGATTGGAACCTAAACCAGAGGTTGAAGTTGTAAAGTTATCAGGCATTTGCCGATACCTTCTTTCTGGGTTATTGCATCTTGTTAGAGATGCTCTGGATTATGGATAGTAATTCCTCTTCAGAGTGTCCGTCATAGTTTTGTAACATATCAACATATTCATCTGAAACGTCGGGAGTCGCAGCAAATTGAGTTGCACCATCTTGGCGAGTAAACTCGCGCACGTTTGGCTTAGCCTCTTCTTGTACTGGTTCGGTGTATCCGACAATATCTCCATTTTCTTTGAGCCAAGTATTAACTGACTCTTCGTTGACTTCATCTAAATCCTTAAGAATTAGACGGGCAGCCTTGGAGTTGACTCCCTTAGATTCTAGGACTGACTTAACTGTAGTCTCACGCTGTTGGCGTTCAAACATTTCCAACTTTTCTGTGAGTTCTTTGATACGCTTTTCGTCTGCTCGCTTTGCTTTACGAAGGTCTTTAATACCATTCGTATCGTCTTGGCTTGCATCTGAATAGATGTCAAGGTCATCGTCATTATCCCAGTTGTTGTTGTTGCTCATAGCAACCTCACCCTTCTATCGTTGTTAGTTTCGCAGACCACAGTTACAGTTCGGGGAAACTGGCTGGCTTCTACTCCTAGTCTTTTACGCCTGACGGGGCTAGTCGGTCCGTCTAGGGATTTTAAAATTCACCAGTGTTACCTGATGTTTGTCCTGTTCTCACGCGACCTGAAGAACCTTCAAAGGCTGCTCGCGCCATTGATTCAAGTCGTCTACGCTTTTTACCAGCATCCGCTTGACCAAGTAGTATGTCTTGCTCTGCTGTCTCTTGTGTATAGTTAATACCTTCTTGGTTGTAAATCTTGCTATAGAGTTCAGCATCTGAAAGAAATGTACCAATCTGCTGATAACCAGCAACTGCTTCTGCTCTGTCAACTCCAGACTGAGCAAGCGTTTCAGCCATGCCCTTAGATGTAGCAGCAAGACCAACTTGCTTTGCTGCTCCGCCAATTTCAGCAGCAGTAATCTTTGTCTTAATAACTGGCATAGTAATATCTGGTCGAAGTATGTAACTAATAATGTCAGCATCTGTAAGAGCAGGAAAGTATTCTCTAAACTGTTGTTTAGTTTCTGGATTGCCGTAGATTACACGGCTAGATACTTCGTCAATACGGTCTGCAAACTCAGTAGCAGATAGACCCTTTTCCATATATCCAGCAAACTGTGCTTGATTAGAAGTGGCATCTGTGCTGATAAGGTTGGTTAGATTGTTTCTGCGGATAGTATCGGCGTATGAATCTTCGAGTGTTAGATACTCAGCCTCAGTGTAAGCATTAAGCCCCTGCTTAACACGGGCTGCATTGCCAGCAAAACGCTTTGTGTATTCTGAGTTCCATGCTTTACCAGTAGATGGATTAATGCTTGTATCGTACTTAATCTTATTCATTGCTTCTTGTGGCTTAAACCCTTGGGTAGCCAAAGATATAAATGTAGAAGCCAAAGAGTCTAGACCCCACTGACGCAACTGTGCTTCTAGTAAAGCAAACGCATCAATGTTTTCATTAGTTTTTGTCCCACCAGAAACAGTATTAATTGGTTCAAAAGCAGGACCACCCATGCGCTGGGCAATAGCCCCAACCTCTTGACCAGCAACATTTACTGCAGTAATGTCTCTGTTTACTTCATCAATTGTTTTATCAATTTCTGCAGTAGCAGCCTGTGCATCAGCAAGAACCTTTGTGTAATCAACAGGTGTATTAAGAGCCTGACGTGCAGTAAAAGTATCCTTAGCAATTACTATGTTTTCTTTAGTAGGATTCTTTTTTGCATTCTGTAAGGCAAAGTCAAGTGCAGCCTGTGATATACCTTGAGCGTTAGAAGCCTCTTCTGCTTCGCGGAAACTACGTGCCATTAACCGCGACCCCACATTCTACCAATTGTATCTAAGAAGTCAGAAGAAATTTCACGCGCTTCATCTGTAAAGCGCCACATAGGATTACCTTGCATGTCTTTGTTAAACTCTGCTATTGACTTACCTGATGCAACTGCATCCATTACGTCTTTATCCTTTGTAGGTGCTTTAACTACAACACCAAGTTTATTAAACTTAGCACGAGCGTATGTATTAGCAATGTCAAGAACAGTTCCACCTGCATCAATATGGTCTGCAAGACCAGGGTGCATTTTCTTAGCAATAAGACGTAGGCGTTCCTGCTGCTTTTCAAGATAGTTCTTTTGACCAATGCCAAGAGTTACTTGCTTTAGGGCTTCTGCTGCTGTCATGTCAATGCCATAATCAGAAGCCAATTCTTGTAGTGTTGCTATATCCATAGACACTTGGCTACCCTTTGAGGACGATAGCAAGGCATCTACATCTGTATTCTTAAGGCGCTTACGCGCTACTCTTGCAGCAATAACCATGCGCTCAGCATCTGTCATTACATCGCCAGTAGTTGTGCCATCAACACTTACCATTGTCTGGCTTTTTTCTTCTGCGTTAAGAATCTTATAGTACTCTTCGTACTCTTCATCCGTTGCTGCTGAACCAGTAAGGTCCATTAAGTATTCATCAATTTGCTGGCGAGCATCACCACGTGTAGATAGGTTGCGGTATACTGTTCTGCCGCCAGAACCAGAGTCTCTTTTTGTTTTTAAGAAATCTTCTGCACTAATTGGAGCGCCAAGACCATACTTAGTATCAGAAACCATCTTAACACTTCTTGCAAGAAGCATATCATCAAGACCAGTATACCAAGTTCCCTTAGCAATATCAGATTCTTTTATATAATTAGAATCAATTAACTGTTGTTGAAGTTGCTTAAGTTTACCTGGCTCTGAATATCCTTTCAGAAACTGTAAGCGTCCTTCATCATAATCTACATAAAACTTTGGTGTTGCTGTGCCATCCTTTATTACATCGACAAAAAAACCTTCTCCGCCTTTTGGTCCCTGTACTAAACCTCTTGGCGAAAAGGCATACTCATTAAATAAGCCACCTTCTTCTTCTTGTTGTTCACCAGTGGCTACTTTTTTAGAACGACCAAGTTTGTTTTCAAGTTCTGCAATACGCTCATCTGCTGCCTTAACATCTGCATTGCCTCGTGATGGAGATAGAGCAATAGCGCGTTCTCTTTCAGAACGTGCTTTATTTAGTTCTTTTTCTGTATTTTTAATAGACTCTCTGGCAGAAGATTCTTCTCTAAGTTGTTCTAGTTCTTTGCGAAGTCTATTTTTTTCGTTCTGAGCAGTCTGATATTCCTGTGCTGCCGTATCGTATATTGCTTTAACGCGAAGATACTCTTCTTCAAATTTTTTTGAGTCCTTGGAGTTGTTATTTTTGCTCTCATCATATCGTCGCTTTGCATTAAGGTATCCAGCCTCAAGACCACCGCGACCAGCAACCCCATTTAACCTATCATATGTTTCACGAGTACGCTTTGAGGCAATGCCAAACTCACGTTCCTTAGCATCTAGTTTTGAATTCTTTGCCATTACCTTAACTCCTTAGTTGCAAAATAAGAATTACGTGAATAGAAGTTAAGTATTGACCTAAAGATTGCTCGATTAGCCTCTGTCACGTAAGCATCTCCAATCATTAGTTCATTTAGTTGTGCTTCTATTTGTCTCTTGCGTTCAGCCTTCAAATCGGTTGCGTTAATAATATTTGCTATCTGTGGGTCACGTGCAAAATTAATATAACTACGCATTAAACGAATAGCAATGCTCATACGCTGACGAGTAGGTGTTTCAATTGGTGTATTTGGATTACCAATCATTTCTTCTACTTTACCAAGCATTACTTCTTCATCACCAATATTGTTGCCCTCGCCAATAAGTGCGGGATTTAATAGTGGATTAGAAGCCTTTAACGCATTACGTGCTGCAGTTGCTTCTCTAATAATTTGCGCACGCGCTCCTGGGTCTGACTCATTGTCAAGTGCAAAGCGTTGTTCTTTGGCAATCTGATAATAAGTATTCTTATCTTCAGCAACCATAAGGTCTTCATAATACTTTTCAAGAGTCTTGGTTTCTATAAGACCAGCAGCCTTTAGCCAGTTATATGTAGCAGCATTAAACTCACCCACTTGTGGGGCAAAGATATATGCTGATTCTCCATATGTAGAGATTAATCCCTTGTTTTTAATAGCCCAACCCTTAAGTGCTTCGGTGTTTTTAATAACTACCTTAGAACCCTTTTCAGTTGGAGATACTGTATAGATTAACTTGCCTGGGTACTTGCCAATAAACGTAGATAAAGCCAGTTCATATGGGTCATCTACATCGCCTACATTCATCTTAGATATGCTATTGAGAATATCAAAGAACTCACCACGTAAACTATTAATACCAGTTGTCTTAATGTAATCTGGAATGCCCTTGCTGTCCTGTGCGCTAGGCGCTACTGGAGAAATTAAACCAAGGATATTACGTAGTGCAATTACGTTATGAGCAGAGATACGAATATTCTTTAGGTATTCGTTTTTCTCTTCTTCTGTAGCATTAGGGTCTAGGTAGCGACCATTTGCTGCATTGTAAGCCATAGCCTGCTGTGCAGCAGTAACTTCTTGACGGTTCTTTTCATCGAATGGCAGAATAGCCCAGATACGCTGTAGGCTTGAAGGAACAATAGCCCTTCTAATATCCATGTTATCACCAAGATTACCCAGTGCAAATGTATCTAGTTTTTCTGCTGCTTGCTCTAGTGTTGGGTCAATCTTCTTACCGATAAATGGCAATGAACCAGGAACTGAGCCAAGAATGTTTTTGAACGCAATTACAGACAAACCAGAGATAGGTCCAGATAGTGTAGGAACACCAGCATCCTGTGAAAATGATGGGTTTACCATGCGCAACTTAAGAGTTAACTCATTAAACTGTGGCTGTGAGTACCCACTATTACCAGTAAGAACACGCATTGTTGTATCTGTTGCTCTGAAAAGAATATCATCCATAGGCATCATTACATATGGGTCATTGTTCTGGTCATAATGGATACCACCAGTAGCATCTAATCCAACATGCGCTAAGCGCATACGGTATAAAACTCTAGGAGATACATCTTTCATTCTATAAATACGGCGATAGAAGTCTTCGGTTGCACGATAGTAACGACCTACTGTGCGAACAGAATATGCAAAGTTAGAACGAATTGCTGGGTTATCTGCATACTTTAGGATTGTATCTGCAGCCTCACGAGTAGCAAGTTCTGTAAATCGCTTCTCTGCAATATCATCAGCCAAAGCCTTAAGGCGTGCCTTTTCAGCGTTGGATAGTGTCTCTTTGAATACTCCACCACCCATATCGTTATACTGCTGGCGGGCAAACTCACGCTCTAGTGAAGCATACTTCTTACGTAGACCTGTATATGCAACCATAACTGCTGGCTGGCGGTAGATACCGCTAACCTGACGGTCCATCATATCCATTGCAGTATTACCCCAACGGCGGAATAGGTTTTCAGTATCAGCATAGTTACCAACACCAAGTTGTGTTGTTGTTTTACCAGTAATACGGAAGCCTTCTGATGCATCAGCAAAATCATCTAGACTAATCCTTGCAACCGCTTGGTTCCAAGTAACCTTGCGATTTAAATCAGATGTCATATCTTTTAGATTCTTTTGAATTAAGTTCCATAGGTTTTCGTTAAAGTTATCTACACCACCGTTAAAGGTTTCAAACATATCAGTAAACATACGGCTTAGTTGAATACGAGTAATATCTGCATCTGTGCGTCCTTGTGAACGCAGGAATACTGTATTGGCACTGCCTTCTAGATATTCATCGGCAATCTTAGCCTGAAAGCCTGTTGGCTTTTCCCAAACATTTGATGAACCGTTAAACTTGTAGCCAAGAGAAAACATTGCATCGTCAAGTGCTGCTTCAAATACTTCTTTGCCGCTTTTTTCGTCAATAACCCCAGGTCTAAAGCCCTTGTATTGGAAAAATAATCTTGATGGATTAATAATTGTTTGTTTGTTAAACTTATATTTGTTTCCCACAAATTGTTTAACAAACTTTTCAAAATGAACTAGGACAGCCTCGCGCTCATTAAGCGTTGAAATGTCAATTTCCTTAGAAGCCTTATTAAGTTTAACATTCATGCTTTCGTATGCCAAAGTTAACTGTGAAGGTGTCAGTATTGCACGCTGAACGTCCTCGCCGTATACACCTGATAAACCGCTTCGACCAACAATAGAGTTGGCTGCAGAATACAAAGCCTCTGGCTGATGAATATACGCCTGTCGTAGATACTCAGCACCATCTTCGTCTATGTAACGGCTATACAATGACATAACTTCGTCAATAACCGCTTCGCGCTTTTCAATATTTGTCAAAAGTTCTGGGTCTGTTTTTAGTTCTCTAGCCTTAGCCTGAATAGCATTGACACGTGCCTCAATAGATAAGGCTTCTTCAGAGTTAATTCGAGTACGCTCACCAATTACTTTAACGGCATTAACCTTAGCGCCTGTCTTATTAAGCACTTTTTGCAATCCAGAACGAATTGGACCAGTAGCATCTCTAGAACCCGTAAAGGTTCTGGTTACGTTTGACATTTTACGACCAGCACCTAGAGCAAATGCACGCAAATCACGTGATGGTGCAGTCAAAGCAAACATTGTTGCTTCGTCAATTGCGGAACGAATACCCAAACGTGGGAACAAAGTTAAGATAGACCAAGCATCAACTATTTTTTTAGCCAATGCACCTTGAGTAGCACCACCTGCAGCATAAATAATGTTGTTCTTTGATGCCTTCATGCTCCAAATCATGGAGCCAATCTCGTCATATGGTAATGAACCAACAGCCCAAGTAGATTGATATGGGTGAATTGGACCAATACCATCTACATACAAGCCGTTTTCGTTTTGCCTTACAGCACCATCTGGTATAAACTTTGCATGTTCTGGGTTAATCTTAGAATCTATTTTATTTGCAAAGCCAGATGTTGAGCCATACTTAAGTAGCAAAGTCTTTTCAATTAGTTCAGTGCCACGTGTTTCGCCACCAAGACCCATTGAGTACATTGTTGCAGCATCTAGGTTGCGCAAAATAACATATTGTTCATCAGCACTTGACGCAAGGAACTTAACAGTTAGCGCTTCAGCCATATCACGTGGAAGCAAGATACGAGCACGTGCAGTAAAGTTTGCTGCAGTCTCAACCGCATTGCGACCAGTGCGAACTTCTGCTCCCGCTGGAGAACGAGCAATCATTTGCCCAACTTTTTTCCAGCGTTGAATCTGCTTATTGGCTTCTAGAACAACACCAAAGTCTGCTTTATCTGGTGAAGTAATACGGCGTACAGCATCTTCTGGATTAAGTAAAGATTTAATAATAGGCTCTAAAGCCTTGTCAACTTCATCTGCGTTGCGTCCCGCACCAGCAAATGTAGTTTTTGATGTGCTGTTAAATACACCATCAAGATACTTGGAAAAGTTTTCACCAAACAAGCGACGAGTCTTTGCAACAACTACGCCATTACGCATATAGGTAATACCGTCAACTCGACCAGAAAGCATTAGGTGAAGATTAGAAGCGTCTTCAAAGTACTTCTTGGCTTTTTCAGCATTAAATACTTTTCCGCGTGCTAGTGTTTCCACAGCGGCACGATTGGCATAGCCAGGAAAGTTTGTAGAAATTTCTCTAAAGGCTTCCGCTTTAGCAGCACCAGTTGCATCGTTATATTTTTTAATTGCTGGACCAAGGTCCTGCTCCCACAACTTAGTAAGTTTTGGCTCAGTTCTAAATGCAGTTTCTACAGCACGCTCAATAGGGATACCGCTATCAACGGCACGAAGAACGCTATTCTTAATACGCTCACCCTTAGTAATGCCCTTGCTAAGACCACCAGTTAACCATGTAAGTGGGTCAATAGCAATTTGATAAATAAAGTCAATAGTTCCAGAAATACGACTATCGCTATCGCTTGCATAGTCGTATGTCATTCCGCCACCTCTAGGTGGCTTAGTTCCTAGCATACGAACAATATCTCGACCAGGACTAATCTGTGCAAACTTTACATTGTCAAGTACTTCTTTAAAGTTTTTTGAATCATCATATGCTTTTTGAATTGAAGCAAGAACTTTTTCATCAACTTTGCCGTATGACTCTAGAATTTCTCCAGGTGTCTTACCATCAAGAAGTCCCTGTGCTACGAACACATCTGCATCACCAAAGTATTTCTTGGCTTTATCAAGTGCCGCAACATCATACATGTCTGTGCCATTCCAAGCATCAGTCCATGTCTTTCCAGAAAACAAATCTTCACCTTGGGCTACCTGACGAGCAACCTTATAGGGTGTATTAATTAAACGATTGTATTGTCCACCAAGTTTAAACAAACCAATAAGTGGGCTAGCAGCAACCTTTAAGGCTCCTCCTAAAACTCCCTGTACTCTATCGGCAGCAGTAGGCATTGGTTGCAGATAGTCTGCATCTTTAAACAAAAACTTTAGTTGCTCTTGTGCTTTACCATTGAGTCTGTCAAATTCTTTACGCGCCATATCGTTATCTAGTTTTGCTAACTGGCGGTGCTTTTTAATTGCATAACTCATTTGCTCTACTTGATTAATCTGAGCAGGTTCTAGGTTTGCAGTTCTTGCAGCAGTATAAATATTAGGAGATACTTCAGCGACAACTGGCTTTAAATAGCGCATTAGTACCCCTGGTCTGTGAGTGTCCTATAAATTAATTCTGCATCTCCCGATGGGTCAAACTGTGTAAGATAACGAATAGTATCTACTAAAGATTGTGAACGATTTGGAAGATTCATAACTTCTGAACCAGGACCTTCGCCGATATTTAATCCAGCAGTAAGTGGTTCATCTGGTCGTTGTGTTGGGTCGTTAAGAGAAAGCATTGGTGGTCCGCTTGGCATTTCTGGTGCTGGCGGTGTCGGTGCAGAACCAGCCATAGGAGCAGCAGTTTGCTGGTCATATGTTGAGCGCCCTTCACCATAAGGAAGTCCTGACATATACTTAGCACCTTGCGCTGGTCCACCATCTGTGCGCTGTGATAGCGCACCAGGACCCGATGTAGGAGCAGGCATATCTGGCTTGCGGTATCCGCCTCTTGTTTCAGCCATTAGTCATCATCCTCATCATCATATGGAATATTATCAATCTTGTTTGGTAGGTCTGGAATAATCCAGTTAGGATAAGATTCAACACTTTGAATCATTGATAACGCAATTGCTTCAGAAAATCCTGCTACACGTAGCGCCTTAAAATACTCATTAATTGCAATACAGTGCTTTTCTAGTGGAGAGTAATCATCACTAAGAACTGTCTGTACTTTTGTTTTACGTACTGGCTTCTTACGTGCTGCCATGATTATCCCTCCTATAATACTTGCTGTTGTCTAATCTGTGCCGAGCCTGATGCTTCACCGCTTGAACTCAAACGGCTAAGAAGCATTTGCAAATCTGGTCGTGCTTGTGCAGGAGCGCCTCCTACTGGAGCGCCAGGAGCAGAGGGGACGGGTTGCTCAACTGGAGCACCAGCAGGAGGATTCTCTGGTGTAAACACTTCCTCGATAACATCCTCAATTTGTCTACCCTCTTTACGTCCCTTAATTGCCAAGGCAATCTTCTGAATGATAGGTAGTGGGTCTTGTCCCTGAGAAGCCATCTGTGGAATTGTTTGTGTATATGCTTGCAGAGAACCAATGAGAGCCTTACGAAGTTTTTCAACTTCAATCTTCTCTTGTTCCTGTGTGACGTTAATGCCAAACGGCATTTCTCGTTGAGCCAAGTCAACGGAAATTAAATCGCCACCCAATGCTTGAAGCATAAAAATAAGTCCCTGTGCTGGATTAAGTCCAGCCAGCATGCCGTAGCGTACATCTGCAGAATAGTCGCCCTTAATATTCTTAGATGGTGTGTACTCAAGTGCATATGGTGCACCAGCATCTACGCCACGAATTGTTTTCTTTTCATCAAATACTGTTTCATCAACTTCAAAGCAGATTGAAATAACATTCTTAAGTGCTGAAGCAAAGATAGCCTGAGCAGACTTAACCTGCGTATCGAATCCACCCATGAGTGCTTGCACACCTTGACCAGTAATAATTGAAGCATCAACATTACCGCTACGAGATTCTGGATAGCGTGTTCCTGTACGTAGTTCCTGTTGCAAAACTTGCTGTGAGTTAAACGCTCCAGCAGGAATAGGAAGTTCTACACGGCGAACACCAGCAGGGTTATTTGTACGGATGACACCATCGCCACCAAACTCAAACTCTTGAACATCGCTAGGCAAAACAAGTGGTGCTTGTACTGACTTTTCTGCTGCTTCCATTGCAAGTAATGCAAAACGATTTCGAAGCAATTGAATACCAAGTACATCATCAAACTGTCCACGCATTTCGCCATCGATAGATGGGCGACGTGCAATGTGAACTAGCATTTTCTTTATTGGATTAACCGCTGTTGATACTGCGTAGTTTTTACGGTCTGGAACATAAATTACAGACTGTTCTTTATCGTAGTATCGAATGACAGTTAAATAACTATTCATGTCTTGCTCATAGCCATCTTTACCAAGAATGCCTTCTTCGTGCTCAGGGAACTGAGACACCAATTCGGCAACTGTCATACGGTATTTCTTAGCAAAAGCAATGCAGCGTCCATAGCGGTCATACTCTGGGTAAGCACCTACAGGGTTTTCTATGCGAACACGCGGCAGTTTTGCCTCTTCGTCGAATTCAATAATGAAAGGGACGAAACCAAATGTGAGATACCAGTCTGCACCAGTATACATCTGCACTTGTAAATCTGAATTAATGAAATAGTTTGCAGCAATACGGGTACGAGTGTCAGCAAACTTACGTGACTTATCCTCAACCTGGTTAATTGCAGAGCAGTTAATCGCTGGAAGCGGAGCCATAACTTCAGATAGGTCTCGTGCAACAACATCAATAAAGTTTGCTACTACGTTTGCATCTACTCCTTCTGGAAAGAAGTCAGGATAGACGCTAGAGATTTGACCACGACGTACTGCTAGGACATCTTCATGTCTAGAATCGCGCTCGCGTGCGCGGTGTTTAAGCGACTCAACACGCGCCGCAATCTGCTTAACTGATAACATTATTGTCCTAACGATTGATTAAAAATTACTTAGACTTAAGTGCGCTTTTGCCAAGGCGAGTGCGATTAGCACGTGCTGGTGTAGCACGCTTTAGAATATCTACTTTTAGTTTGCTAGCGGTTTGCCCAGAATTATTTTTTGATACTGGCTTATTAGCAGCCTTAAGACCGCGAGCATTTGCTTTAATGTCTTGTTTGACTTCTTGCTTTTGATACTTAGCAATTTGTCTTTTTGAAGACCACTTTCCTTTTTGCAAACGCTGGCTGCTCTTATAAGATGCAGCACCAGGATGTGTTGACCACTGACCTGAACGACGAACAGCATCTGCTTTTAATTCTTTTACGCCATCTTTTACATTTTTGGAACTAAGGTTTTCTTGTGTTCTAATTTTTACTGGAGGCTGTACGCCCTTCTTGCCAGTTACACCAAGACGCGCAGCGCCTTTACGTGCAGCAGCACCAGTTGCTGCATCAGTAGTTCGCATCATGCTTCCTTGATTAAACTTGGCTGCGTTAGCAGCGCCAGCCTTAACAGGCTTTA